CGGGCGGCGTACCTGAACCGGTATCAGCCACGATCGGTGAGACAGCAGCGCCAATGGGCCCGCATGGTGCGAATGACCGACATTCTTCGAGATCCGGTTCGCGAATCCAACGGAGTGATATCCGGAACCATAGCGCTGCACACCGCTCATTCCACAGCGATGGGGCACATGGTCAAAAGCCTTTCGTAGACCTCGTTGTATGGCCTGTTTTCGCCAGAAAACGGGGCATACAACGAGGCCACCAAGCGGAGCGCGGTAGGAGATTCACGGTGTACAACGATAAAGGGCTGGAAGCCGCCGTCTTTCAGAGCTACCGAGAAAAACTTGACGCATACGACATTGGCAGGTTGTTTGATTCCTGCTCTCAAAAACGATATACTGAAACAAACTCCTGATACAATCATCAATGTACAGGAAAAGGAGGTACAGGGTATGATTACTATTACAGAATCCGCTGCAGCGCAGGTTAAGAAAATGAAAGAGGAAGAAGAAGATCCGAACTTGAAACTTCGTGTCGGCGTGAAGGGCGGAGGCTGTTCCGGTCTCTCCTACGGGCTCGGCTTTGATACAGAAGTAGATGAAAAAGACCACAAGCTGGAGCAGAATGGTCTCGAAGTGCTTGTAAACAAGGAAGATGCAGATGTTCTCGAAGGCGTGGTTATTGACTATAAACAGAACATGATGGGCGGCGGTTTTACCATCGACAACCCGAACGCCATCGCCAACTGCGGGTGCGGAAGCTCGTTTAAAGCGGCTACCAGAACTGGTGCGCCGGAAGACTGCTGATCATTGAGCGAGCGAAAAAACACGACAAACCATCATTTTTAAGGTGAGTATTAACAACCCTTAAATTTGATATATAGGGTTATGATTCAAACCCCTTCTAGCGGAAAAACATTTCGTTAGGAGGGGTTTTTTGTCGTTAAAAAAGAGAAAACGCAGAGTGGCAGTAAGTAATGTACCGGAATTAACGTTAGAACAAGCTGTCGATATGGTTGTCTCAGGAAAGCGAACAGAAGGACTGAGAGAGCGAACACTTTTAGACTACATTAAGATGTGGGGCTATTTTCAAAATTGGCTACAGGAAAACTATAAGATTGAACATGTGTCTGAGATTACAACAGATATGATCCGCAACTATATCCATTGGATGAGGTATGACAAACAAAAATACGGAGGACACAAATACATCACAAATGATCAAGGTATAGGTTTATCCGTCACGACAATAAATATCAATTTAAGGTGTCTAAGGGCTGTGTTTAACTATTTAGAACGTGAAGAGTTACTTGAAGTAAATCCAATGGATCGAGTGAAGCTGATTAAGCAGGATGAAAATGATTTAAGAGGTGCGCTTACGGACGATGAAGCAAAGGAGATACTAAAGCAGCCTAATCTTCGTGATTATGTGGGATTTAGGGATTTTGTAGCCATGAACGTACTGCTTGATTGCGGATTGAGAGTGAATGAATTATTAAGTCTGAGAGCCGGAGATTTTGATTTTACTACCCGATTTATAGAATTAGCCGGAGAGCAGAACAAAAGCAGAGTCAACAGACTTGTTCCTTTTTCATCCCACGTTAGTAAATGGGTGCTTCAGCTTATCACTGAAAACAAAACGGAGTTTAAAACAGACAGGCTCTTTTTGTCCAGCTATGGTGAGCCGATCAAAGCTAATCACTTCAATAAACGTCTTAAATACTATGCTGAACTAGCCGGAGTGATAGACAAGAAGGTAACAGCGCACGTGTACAGGCATACATGGGCTGTCAATATGATCCGCAATGGTTGTGATCCTTTCACCTTACAAAAAATTGGTGGGTGGAGTGATATGCGTACAATGCGCCGTTATATTCAAATGGATGTTGAAGATATGCGGTCAAGCCATGACGAGTATTCCCCTATTTCTAAATTTAAGCATCGGAAAGGCTATTAAAGGAGGTTACTAAAATGGACTTGCTTGCTGAGAGCCTAAAAGAAACCATAGACCGTTTTGATGGATTCATGACTGGGAATCTCATCGTAAACTTGCAAACTCAAACAGTTGAATTGGAACACGAATGGGCAGGGGATACCTTTTATATCCCCTTGTCAGACGATGAACACTTTATTCAAGTTAGAAATCATAAATACATCACAGTCACTTGCAAGGGTGCTCTGCAAACCACACAAAAGGACGAGCAGGGCAATCCAATTCATTCCTTATATGCCGGAGTGTATTGCCGTGTGAAGCCTATCCATGAAGTGAAATAAGGACATTGGTCTTTAAATTAAATCAACAAAAAGGAGTTTTTAAAATGAAAACAGCAGCAAAAACAGCGACAGCGTTCGGAACACTTAAATTACCTTTTAGCTTTGATTTTAAAAAGAACGAGAATGAAAAGCTGAAAATGACTGCGGAGTATCTTTTGAATGAACTAAACATCGAACACATTGAAGTAATAGTAACTGATATTGCAGGTAACAAGTTTCATCTTACGATTCATGACCATGAAGTAAAAATAGAACGAGTGTACGAAGATTAACCAAATAAAAAGGAGTGAAAGTGCGCCAACACTCTCACTCCTACATGTGCAATCCAAACAGAAAGCACCTAACTTGTACTTAAATTATATTTTACATTATTGATTTTTGCAATGATTAAGTACCTCGCTTTCTGTTTGGAATAAATCGAACAAGTGTTCTTAAACAGAAAGTGAGGTATTTTTGTATGTCCGAGAAGGTTAAATCAAATGCACACCTTTTAGAAGCTCAAAAAATCAACTTCTACAGCAATATAGATCAATTAAATGATAACGTCTCAGTAATATTTAAAAGCGTACACATGAACCAGTCAGAACGGAATATACTTACCTTTCTTGCTCAGAAGTCTTTAGAACATATAGGCTGCTCATGGTACAAAGTGAAAAATATCGCTAAACAGATTAATAAAAGTGCTCGTATGGTAGGTTATGCCTTATCGTCTTTAGAATCCAAAGGGATCATTTCAAGAAAAGCTGTAATGAGGTCTAAGAGTGGAGGAAATAGTAGCAATGTCATTGTTATTCTCCCGGCTACAAAATATTTATTTCAAAATTGCAGACCGCAAATTGCAGACCGTCACAATCTATCAAACAACGACAACAGCAATCAAGAACAGTCAAAATCTGATGTTGAATCTGTTCCCTTAGAATCTTTAAAACAAGAAAAATATAAAAGAGTTGACGATGATAGATTATATCAACTCTTTAAGTACAAAATTCAGGACAAATCCGTACAGTACGGCTCTAGTTATCTTGAAAAAGTGATGAATACTGTACTCAAAGAGTATGAAGATATAGAGCGCCGTCAGGAATATTCCCAGATTCAACGCACAAAAGAAGAACTACCGCAATATCCGGCTGTGAATTGGCTTGATAGTCCAATAGAAGATACAAATACACCTGAACAATCACCAAAAGCACCAGAGCATCATTTCAGCCCACAGCATTGTGATGATTTCTGGGAGATGTTTGGTTAAGAAATGGAAATAATAAACGTCAAATGGTCAGTTTTGACCTTGACTATCTTTGACCTTTCATTGTAGACTGGAAAAACAAAACAATTTATATATTTTTAAAGGAGGTAAAGACGTAATTGCATAATGAATTTGTAACTTACAAAGGTTGGAACGACATTCCAGAAGGGTATTATACAAAAACGACACTTAAAAGAGACTACAGACTAAAACCAATTGATGAAGGTCAGCCAGAATCAAATATTCATGTTCAGACACGACAAGGTTGGAAATACTTTAATCTTTATCATATAGATAATTGCAAGGAAATCAAGCAGAGAAAACTTAATATTAGGAATTTTGAATCTACTGATAGTAATATCGCTAAAGCCTTATACGTTATTAACAAATCTGCGAAGATTAGCAGAGATACCAAAAGCGATAATTATTCCAGAGGGAATCATGGTGTAGTTAGTCGCTCCAAGTCCAGACAATATTATCTATATGATCTTAAAGACGAAGTTATAAAAAAACTTAAAAGTGACAATCGAATTGAAATAGTCGGTTATCACACTCAGCAAGATGAAAATCATTTATTAATGTACAAATTGAGCAATTTCACATTTCATGTACCTTGTGATGAAGATAAAGCAAAGAAGTATCCAGAGCTAGGTAACATTGCAAAGATATCTGCTGAGAGCAAAAAAGTAGATATGAAATACAACGAAGCTATTAAACTGTTAGAAGAATATTCAGGTTATGGATCGAACGAGGAACAGTTAGCTTAATAACAGGTGCTTTTTAGCATCTGCTTACATACAACCACAACCTAATATATCCATCACAATCCGTCACATTGCCATTGTGTGCTTTTTATATAGTTATCTATACCAATATAGACCTATAGGTCATCAAATGAATAGAATCTATGAGAATGGATTGTATGGCTTTGTGTGAGGTATTTGGTAGTCCGTCACAAGACTACCAAAATAGAGGAATTAAAAAATTTCATAGAAATAAGCAAAGAATGTTTGACATACTTTGCTCCTCATGATATAATAGTTTCATCAGTATTTAAATTATAATAGAGAAATACATAGTACAATTAGTGAGCCTATATATAATTTACATCCGGAAACGTTAAAAGTCAACTATTAATTTAAATTTCATTTTATAAAGGAGGTGAGATTAATGTAAAAGTGCTGCTAATACAAGCGATGTAATTTGTACATATGGACAAGTGGGAATACTTTTAAAATTAACAATTGGAGGAATTATAATGGATATTAATCAAAGTATTATGAATGAAGCTATGCATGGAGCAACAAACAGAAGATTGCAAGGTTTAATTGAAGAACTAGATCACGAGGAAATACAGCAGTTATTTATGGATGATCAATATATGTGGCTCAATCAGCATAAAGAAACTTTTCACTTAAATAAAAAATTAAAAGATAATTTGAAAGAAGTAACTGATAAGTATAAACAATTAGGTGAAGATTATCAGGCATTAGCTGCCATAAATAACACAGCTGCAAATTATATTGCTGAAAATGGTTTGGAGGAAGATTATTTGCAGTATGCAAAAAATGCTATAAAAAATGAATGAAATAATAAATTTTCAATAAAGTGAAAGGTTTTGATATATGAATGAAGATTGGGAACTTGCATGAAGGACAAACGATTAAAAACTATAAAGCATTGTGTGCTGAGTTGGAGATGGAGATAAAACGTGATAACAGTAAAAAAGCACAAATAAAGGAATTAGAACGATACATAGCATATCACAAAGAAGGTCATCAGATTATCATTGATGAGATATACGATGAACCTTTACCTAAAGAGGATGGCAGAGGGAAATCAGAGGGAAGTAGAAATAACAATACGGTTTTTTCAGACACAATAAAGACATTACTTTTACATATGTTAGCAAGTAAAAATAACCATCAAATCAAAAAAACAAAAAACAGAATCCTTATGGACATGCATGCGATTAACAGCAATTTTTCTTTTTGTTCAGAATATGTGAAGGCGACAGCCGAACACCTTAATATAGATAGACATATTGTGTACGATTATTTCTCTACAACAAGAAATATGCTTCATCAAAAACTTAATACCGCATTAAATCAGCTTTCTAAAAAGTCACTCATACATTACCAACAAATTATCATGGTATATGACGGTAGTCATAGAGAAGCTACCACTGAAGAAGTTAAGAATATTCTGGAGTTAGAAAGAGAGCTGTTAGATGAAATGGGATTTGAAGAGATCAATCATGTGAGAGAATCAGCGAAATGGAAAAAATTTAAAGAGCAAATAGAAAATAGAGTACAGCGTCATGTGGGTGTTACATTTTATTACCAAGCCTATGATATTATTATTTCTGAAAAATACATAGAGAGAGAATACCAGAAGATGTTGGATTGGATTCTGGAAGAGGAAGAAGTAAACGAATATCTTATATTCCTGAATAATACTGTGAGAGAAAAACTTATTATTAATGCTAAGAAACGAAAAAGAAAAAAAGGTGGAAAAATGGAGAAAACAAGGCGCAGATTTGATTACGAGAATAAAATGAATGATCTTGTTGCAGGTACTATTCCACAACACAGTAGGGATATAGCAAACGAAATCAGATATAAATATCTAAACGATGAGGATGATGTATAAAAATAATACATTCTTAGATATCCTATTGGTTTAATAATATAGTTCTATAGGATATTTGAAACAGTATTATTTTTACAATAACTCTATCAAAATCCCACCATATCAGACTTAACCATCCGGGGTGTGGGGGCGGATGCAGGACTGTTCCTTTCCCCTGAACTGAGCGAAGCGAAGGGGAAAGCGACAGTCTGCCCCCACAATATATAAAAAATAAAGTACAAAAAAGGAGCGAAAAAAGATGATGCAAACAAACGTAATCATCAACCTAAAAAATCGAAAAAAACGGAGGATTATATATGAAAGAATTTTATACACTAAAGGACTATGTTGTTGAGTATCAAGCAGGTAATAAGGATGTTTTAAAAGAACTGATTGGACATGATATAAAAGAAGAGTACCGAACGGAAATTGAAGGAAAAGATCATATGAAATACTTTAAGTTTAAAGATAAAAAACTCCAAAATATATATTGGGAAATCATAAAAAATTACAAGAATCAAGTTGATCGCAAGGACATAGATGATCATTTTCAATATCACTTAGTGGAACTCTTTGAGAAGGTTGATACCACAAAGACCCCACAGCAACTAATAAGTTATTTTGCAGAAAGCCTATATTGGCGGCTATATGACGATAAAATAAATTATCATAACTTCGATGAAGAATCAGAACAGCTATTTAATTCTGAAGATGACTATACCGGGCAAGAGAACAGTGAAAATGAAAAAAGCCGTTTTGATAAATATACTTATACTTATTGGATGCAAGCTGAAGATACTGGATCATATCAGGACTTTCTGAAACATATAGGCGGCATTCAGAATATACTAACTGAGAAACGTTTTCAATTATATTCACTGTTGCAGCATGGCTACAATCAGAAAGAGATAGCTGAAAAGCTGAGTGTCAAAGAAGGTACAGTGAGTGAGCATGTAAGTAAAATTGAAGATAAAATCAAAGAAGAATATCTAGCGTTTCGATCAGTTAAAAGTCTGCATAATGAAGGAACATATCAGACTATACATACCTTTATTAGTTATTATGATCACCTTCAGAAAGCAGCAGGAAAAGACTTTGATTACTTTGATTACATAATGGAATTTTTGAAAAAGCATTTATACGATTATAATACTTATACAACGGTGCTGGATGTACTGTACAATCACATGAAAGGCTATCAGGTTCAGATGCTTATTGATTACATACAGGGCAAAGAATCAAAAATAACTTCTGAACGTGAAGAACAGAGAATGCTTGACCGGATTATTAAGGCGTTCAGAAAGTATATTGATGAATGTGAAAAGAATATACATAAATATTGGCATCATGCAGTTAAGAATACAGAGAAAAATGAAGAAAATGAAAGTATCAAAGAGGAAAAAGAAGATAAAGTGGAAAAACGAATTAAAGAGTTTCATGATTTAGGATATGGGCGAGTGAAGAATATCAAGATTAACCAGCCTAACAAGACTAACAGTGATAATAAGTATAAGGTTAAAAGTCCTTATAAGTACGATGCAGAAAATGGAAAATTGAACCTAAGAATTAACTGATATATAAAGTAGAGGGGATAATCCCCCTCTCACCTTTGTGAAGTTTAGCGATTGTCATTGTACAATTCTTACTCTCACTTCCTAATATATTTTTTAGCTTTTTCATCATTTTATTAAATGGATGGATTGATGAGAGTGGGCTTATTGCTCACTCTCTCTTTTTTGCTGTAAAAGTGAAAATTTAAACTTATTTTTGTATTTTATATTCGCAATATTATGAATATATAAGAATGAATGAAAGGAGAATGGTTTATGGAAGAACAACAGCAACAGAATAATCTTGATCAGAATGAAGGAGGTGTGAATATGGAAAATGAAAAGGAAAATGGTACTGAAAATCAAGATACAAGTAATCAGCAGCAACAGGAACAGGATACTTCTACTGATGAGACTGCTAAAGTCGATGATTCAAAGAAGGGGAACAATCAGGCTGATCAATTAGCACAAAGAGAAAAAGAACTTTTTCAAAAGGAAGTGCAGTTGACCTTAAAAGAAAAAGGACTGGATGACTTTGCTGATATTGTTCAGGTCAATTCAAAAGATGAATTAGACAGTCAGATTGAGCAGCTTGAAGCAGTGGTCAATAAGCGCAAACTGGATAACTCTTATGTGCCGGAGGATCACGCAAAGCAAGATGAATATTCTACCGCTGAGAAGCAGAAAGATAGTCAGGGTATGATCGCAAGCAAGCTGAACAAATTTTTTCAATAAGGAAGGGAGGTGATTGAATGGCAAACGGAAATTTTGCAGGTGGAAATGGAAGTGAATCTAATCCATATCAAATTGAAGATGCTCATGATTTAGACGCTGTTCGTAATGATTTGACGGCGTATTATGAGCTGATTAACGATATTGATTTAGATGTATCTCCTTATAATGAAGGTGAAGGCTGGAATCCTATTGGTGACTACGATAATGCTTTTAAAGGTACTTTACATGGTCAAGGCTTTGAAATAAAAAAACTGTTCATAGAAAAAACTGAGTATAAACAGAGATTTGGTCTATTCGGTTTTACAAATGGTTCAACAATTGAAGGTTTAAAAGTAACCAATGTTAATTTACTAAACGTAAATTATGCCGGGATTATTGTAGGTAATCAAGAGAACGGATCAAAAATTGCGAATTCATTTTCCAATGGCAAAATTAATGAAGGAGAGGTTATAGGGGGATTAGTTGGATATAACGATTCTTCCACCATTGAAAATAGTTTTTCATTTTGTGAGGTTAATGGATCAAATTATATTGGTGGTTTAATCGGTAGAAATTATGGCGAACAGCCTGAGATTTATAATTCGTACTCTACCGGAAAAGTTCAGGGTGAAAGTGATTACGGTGGTTTAATTGGCAGTGATGCTTCAGCTAACTCAGTAATATATAACTCTTTTTGGGATACTAAGACTTCAACCCAACCAACTTCCGCAGGTGGAATTGGATTAACTACTTCCAAAATGCAAGACCCACAAACATTTATTGATGCAGGTTGGGATGAAGAAAAAACGGAAGATGGGAAGCAGGTATGGATATTAAAAAATGGAGAGTATCCAAAGTTATGGTTTGATTACTCATTTGGCTCTGTAATATTTAAAGCAGAAAATGAATTTATTGTTCCTTCAATTAACGAGGAAAAAAATATTACATACTTAAACAAAGAATTTTTGAACAAAGAGGATTTTGATAAACACGGTATTAAAGGTGAAGAGGTTAATAATGTTGACTTCAAAACGCTTTACGATAAAAAAACATATGAAATGAAGCAAGACCCTGACAATAGTAATATCTATTCTCAAAAACTTGATCTGTCAAAAATGAAAATAAAAAACGCATCAATTAATACGGAAAATTAAATTTAGAAAGGTATGATACATATGATTAAAACAACAGACATGAATGATAATGAAATTTTGGATTTGAGCCGGGAGATTGCGCTGGTTGCTCCAACTCAAACACCACTCACAACAATGCTGGCTGCTGAGAGTGCTCATGCTCCTACAGTCGATTGGCGTGAAAAGAAACTTGACAGCACTTCTGATATTTTTCAGGAGGAAGGTGCAGAGACAACAACATTCCAGCAATCAAGCAGACCGCAAATGTCCAATGTTTGCAGTATATTTAAGAAAGCAGCATCTGTAAGTGGAACACTTGAATCCACTGATGTGACTGGTATTTCAAACATCTTTAGTGAAGAAATTAATGACCGTCTTACTGAGTTGAAAATTAACATGGAAAATCAATTATTTAATAGTACATATGACGATGGTTCTACCGATGGTATCCGTAAGCTGAGAGGTTTGGAAGAATGGGTTGAAACCGATATGACAGTAACAGGTGCTATGAATAAGGATAACTTCAAGAATACGATTAAAAAACTATGGGATGCTGGAAATTCCGGTAACTATGTTGCTTTTGTAAACGCTGATCTTAAAGAGCAACTGGATAGTTTTTATAGTGATCAGTATTACTATCAGGCAAAAGAAAATGAATTTGGGCTAGTGGTCAATCGAGTGCAGACCAACTATGGAATGGTAGACATTCATTTAAGTCGCCATGTGAACCCGGAGAAAATCTTTGTATTTGATCCTCAAATGATGAGTGTTCCTTACCTTCGTGCTCCACGTTTTGAGCAACTAGCAAAAAATGGGGATAACAGAAAAGGACATGTAATCGCTGAGGGTACACTAAAACTGAAGTCAAAAGATGCAATTGCCGCCCTTCACGTTGACACCTCCGCTTAATTAATCCTCACATTACCACTTTTAGGGGGTGTCTGAAATCGAGTGATGAATAAACTCTTCTGAGAAGAAACTTCCATGATTTTGTATTCTCAGAGAGTGTAAACAGAACGTTGCTCCTAGAAATCATGCGGTATTTTTGATTTTTTACCGATAAATCCATAAACAAGCGTATAAAACCATTGGCAACTCATAATGACTTAAATTTTGCAATATATCTTTTAAATTGTTTAACAAGCATCGGGGGTACTAATCCCGGTGCTTTTTTTTGAAATGAAAATGAAAATTTGAAGTGGAAGGAGGATGAAAATGAAAGAACGTCATACACACATGATTGAAAGGAAAGAAAGAAATATAACACTCTCAGAAATTGGGAAAGCGATTGGTGTTAGTGTTTCTGCACTATCACAGCATGAAAAGGGAGTATCTAGGCTAAAAGATGAGAACTATCGTAAATATATTTACTACATTAATAACAACGATAATAGGAGATGATGAAAATGAACATATATGATGCTTTACAGCATGTTCCGTTGAAAAAAAGAATGTATTTTCTATGGAAGCATGACTTAGAATTTGACAAAACACGACAGAAAAAGACAGAACAGCAGTTTTTAAAATCGGTTGAAGCTAAAACAATGAATCCTTATATCAAATGGGAAAATTCCAATGAGTATCAGGCACTGCTTTCTATTCTGATGAAAATGAAAGTGATTCATGACATTGAAAAGGTATATAAAACAGTTTCTGACAAAGCAAAAGAAGGAGACAGTAAGGCGATTGATACGCTGCTTAAAATAAAGAAAGAGATTGATCAATCGGCTCAAGTTGCAGAGGATTTGTTTCGGCAGCCGAAGGATAGTAAAGATAAAAATGAAGATGACGGCTTAACTATTTAAAGTGTAGCTGAGAAAGCATACAACAAAATTAGTTTTAATTAACCGGGGTACTATAGAGAAAATTTGAAATGAGAGAGGTGAAAAAGTGTATGGGAATGACTACTGAAAATAAATTGGAGAAGATAAAACATAATCGTAAATTGTGGATAGAGAATTTTGTACATATTGCAGACAATAAAAACGACTTGATTAAGTTTAAGCTGAATGAGCAGCAGGACGAGTTTCTAACTAAAATGGGGAAGTTTAATATCATAAGCAAAAGTCGCCAAATTGGTTTTTCAACTCTTAGTTTAGCTTATTGTTTATTTCAGGCACATACTAACCCTAACTCAAACTATTTGATATTGAGTTACAAAAATGATTCTTCCAGTGCATTGTTTGAAAAGGTGAAGAGCATGAACAGAATGCTCCCAAAGAATAAGTACAAGAATTATTTTGCGAGCGTTCACAGGGAAAACCGAAATGAGTTGTTGCTTTCAAACGGAAGTAGAATCACTTGTCAGGTGGCAGGGAATAAAGATGTAGGACGTGGAAGCACCTTCCAATACATTTTGCTTTCAGAATTTGCGTTCTATAGCAATCAGGAAAAGGTATTATTGTCCTGCGAGCAATCCCTTGCCAAAAACGAAAGCAGCAAGGTGGTAATTGAATCTACCTCCAACGGCATAGGGAACTTTTATTACAGACTATTTAAGACAGCATGGAAAGGAAACAGTAAGTATCAAGCATTCTTTTATCCCTTTTTTAGCAGTGGTTTAAGTAAGCAATTTAAAAGTATTTTAGATGAAGCTGAAAGATGGCACTTATCTTACTACGGTGATCGCTTGCGGAAAAAAGATTTAGAAGAAGATGAAAAACAACTTCAAGAGTTGGGGGCTAATTTAAGGTTTTTGATGTTTCGGCGTTATTTACTAATGGATATGACAGAAGATGAGTTTGCTCAGGAGTATCCAGCACACTACATGCAATCATTTGTTTCTTCTCACGTGGGAGTGTTCTCACAGTCGCACATATTACAGAGAATGGACTATATCAAAGAACCGAAAACGATGAAAGAAGTAAAGCAAAGTGATATTCCGAAGGTGCTGCAAAAGTATTTAAGGAAGTCGCTTTTTATTTATGATTTTCCACAAAAGTCCATGAAACATTATGCCGGGGTTGATACTGCAACAGGCTCAGGTTCGGATTTTAGTACCATAACTATAATTAATGAAGAAAATGAGGAAGTGGCAACGTTTATGAGTAACAAAGTGCCTGTGTATGAATTTGCTGATATTGTTGATGCTTTGGGTAAGTGGTATGGATATGCTTTCCTTGCTGTCGAACGGAATCATGTAGGATTGCCGCTGATAGAAAGGCTACGGCAGGATAAAGGTTACGCAAATATGCTTAAACAGAAGATATTTGATCAAAAAGGAAAGAAGAAATTGCAGCTAGGCTGGCAGACTACACAGCAGAATAAAGCAATTATGATTCAGGACTTTAAGGAATCCTTCGAGTTAAATCATATACTTTTACATAATAAAGAAACATTAGAACAAATGCAGATATTTGTGGAAAGTGACAGCCGGGGCAAGATGGGTAATGCAGGAGATAATCATGATGATCTTGTAATTAGTGCTGCTTTAGCTGTACAAGCGAAAAAACAAGGGAAATGGTATGTTTAAAGGAGTGATAGTATGAACGATATATTGGAGAAGTATGACTATAAATCAGATTGGTTTGTCGATTACATAAGAGAGCCTGAAAATGCTATGAGAGTACAGAATATAGAAGAAATGGAAGAATACCTAAAAGGTAATCACAAGATCAAATACCGATCTAATGAGAAATTTAACGGTAAAGAGTTTGAGCCAAGAAAGATTGTATTGCAGTATGCTAAGACAATACTGAATTTTCATACTTCTTATCTTTTGAAAAATGGTGTATTTCTTTCAGGAAATGAAAATGTGGTTCAAGAGTTTGAAAAAGTATACAAGCAAGGAAGGTTTAATCAGGTTGACTTTGATATACTGGAATCATTGATAAAACATGGTGAAGCCTATGAGTACATATATCAAGATGGCAGTAAGATTAAAAGCAAAGTATTAAACCCTGAATACAGCTATCCGGTGATGAACAGAGAAAATGAGTTGCAGGCTTTTATATATGCTTACTGCCATGATGCTATTGACTATTATACTGTTTATTATCCTGATGTGGTTGAAACGTTCAATAATAAAGGTGGACAGTTACATAAAACAGGGGAATATGTCAATGTGTCAGGGCTTCCAGTGGTGTACAGAAATGATATGGATGAACCTAGAAGTGACCTTGAAGATTACATAAACATTATTGATGATATGGAAGATATAATAAGTAAAACAACGGATGCTTATTACAAGTATTTAGCTGGCATACCTGTTAGTGTAGGTCAACGCTTAAAAGGAGAAGGACTACCTTCAGATGTGGTTGGTGGTGGTATTACTCTTGATGATGGAGGAGACTTCTTCTTTGCAAGCAACAACTTTGATACACAAGGCTTTGAAGCCGATTATAAACAACTGATGAATAGTCTACTGGATATAAGCCATACACCTGCTATTCTGATGGGGAAACTTGATGTATCTAATCTATCAGAAGTTAGTATTTCTATGATGTATTCACTAAGTGAGATTAAAGCCGGAATTAATGAAAGGTATCTGCGTTCTGGGTTCTTTGATCGCTGGCAAAAGATAAGGAATATACTTGCCTTACAGGGTATTACGTTTAATGATGATGACTTTGATACATTGGATGTGGTATTCCAGACTATGAAGCCTAGAAATCATAGTGAAATTATCGAGAATATGCAGAGTTTGTATGACATGGGTAAGATAAGTACAGAGACTATTCTTGAAAATAATCCATATGTGAAGGATAAGCAGCAAGAGATGAATAGACTAGAAAGAGAGAGTAACAGAGAAAATGATAGTGGATAGTTGAGGTAGTGAAAATGCGTATAGCCAATAGGGTTTATAAATAAATAATAACCATTCTTATTTGTGGTGAAATGTAAGGAATGACGGAAATGTGTGATGAGATTGTAACATTGAAATTAACACACCTGTTATTTTAATAGCTATTCAGTATTCTTATACCTTCTATCACCACATTATTGTAAAGTCAATATACTTAACAATTATAAAACATTTGTTCCTGTTCAAAACGTAAAATAAGCAGCAACCATCTTAGGTTACTACTGGATAATATACATGATTTTATGCAAGTTTGATTGGGTATATCTATATAAGCTGACCTTGATATGACAGTGTTTCCAGAGTGCATACGATGCAAAAGGTACGTTTGTGCTATCAAACACTGATATGAAAGGATTTAAAATGATACTTAATGTGATTGTGTATCATTTATACAACTATTTTATTCGATTTAATGAATGAATATAATGTATTATTTTGAAAGTATATTCCCCCTAGATGGAAAAATTTCCGGTATACATATCGAAAAACACATGCAGTTAGCATAGAATGATTAACATCTTTGTTGTTATTTCAATGATTGTATATTCCGACATATTGAGAGGTTGAAAATATGGTAACTTATTTCATGGTTTTATCATTTCCATTAGCTCTTTTAATACTATATGTACTGCTTACAAACGTCATAAAAACATTAAGGGGAAATTATGCTTCTAAAAAAATCATTCAATATATTGTTTATGTTATGGAGATTTACATGGCGATATATATTGGTATAAGTTTTATAAGTTTTATTGAAAATGGGAATTTTATTTTTTGGGAGTCAGGAGAAAACTTCTTTACTTATTTTCAACGAGGATTGGCAAGCTATACAACATATTCAATTTTAGTAATTTCTATGCTTAAATTATCGGCTTCCTCAGATCAAGATGGAAATTTAGCATACAAAAAATTGTTGAAAGTAATTTTATATAGATTAGAAAATAATGAGTACGGCGGACGACTTTTACCACTTATGCCATCTTTTTTACCACCTTTTGCGGATAAATGTACCACTTTATGCGGTGCTTTTTACCACTTTCAAAAAACGGGTGAAACCAGTATTTTTGTGGTTTCACCCGTTTTTCATTATTGTTTCTACAAGAGAGCGTTGCTCTCTTCCTGTTCCTTTTCTTGTTGAACGCCAAAACGTTCCCGCATGGATACTTTTCCATCAAGAAAAATGTCATACGAATCATGGACAATACGGTCTAGAATGGCTTCTGCCAAGGTGCCGTCTCCCAGCTTTTCATACCATCCATCAATATCGAATTGG